ATCTGAAGCGGGTGAGCAATGCTGTATGTTACTCGGGATAGTCAAAATCATACCTTCTTCAACTTCAGGTTGAATAATATTACCCTGAATAGTTTTAATTAGTGTTGATTGTTTTTTATTAGGCATATCAACAAAGTATACACTGGCCCAGTTCGAACCTCTGTGTGTATGCCAGTTAAGTTTATCGTTATAAGAATATTTGTTGGTCCAGTAATTAACATATTGATACACATCATAACCTACCTGATTGTAGATAGGTTTCATATGATCATCAATCATCGGATATAGAAATTCCCAATACTCTCTCGGTGTACCCGGATCTACATACCAATCTGATTGTCCAACACTTTCAACCGGATTGTGAGACGATAGATATTTTTGTCTACTTAAAATCTCCATCAGCTGCGGTTTAATTTTTTTATGCTGTTCAAAGGTAGATATAAAGTATGGTATTTCAAGCTTGAATTGTGTATAAGTTGCCATATTAATCCCACCAAAAGATTAACGTATATCTGTTTTTTTTCATTATTGTATTAACACCGTGATAAGTCTTACTACCATCAAAAAATGTAAGGCGACCTGGGACAGGCTTAACGATAATATCATCGGTAAAAAATTCCCCGCCTTCAAAGTCATTATTAAGATAGAGCATACTTGTACGGCCAAATCGCTCTCTGTTGTGGGTGTTGTGAATATGTCTGCATGAATCACTACCCACTGGCCATAACTGTATCTGAACTTGTAAAGGTGTGACTTCTATCTTTGCAGTACTTTTTAAATAATTAGTTATTAATGGAATAATTGCATGGTCGGTTAATTCAACGACCCTATCAGACCACAACACATCTGTTGGGGAAATGCTTTTTATATTTTTCGGGTCAGGGCCTATACTTATAAGCTCATCACACATCTCTTTACTAATTACATTGTCAAAAATTAAAAACATTATATTTCTAGCTTATAGTAGTTTCTATCATACACCTGCATGTTACCTCTATGTGCGCAAGGTACACTTATAGATATACGAGGTTCATTAGGTAGTGCAACATGATATTGACGGGAAGGTATGTAGAGGACATCTCCAGGGGTAAGAACAGTTTCAAGCTCAATATCTTCTTCTGTAAAATTTTTAAGTTTTGCAAAGTTATTACTTGTCGTAATATCTAATAATCCTGTAGAGCGTTGTTTGAATACTTTCCATGGCGTGTTTCCGGAAATTTGAAGAATAAAATTAGCCGGTACATCAGAGTGTGTACTGAATGATCTAGACCCTTTGAGTCCACAGTATACATGCGCCGCACAAACTACATTAAAACGGGTTTCAAACTCTTTAAGCAGTGTATTAATTTGATAGTTATAATAACCGTAATTTTCTATACAGAGCGTGTTACCGTTATTAATACTTCCAAATAATCGTCTCTTATCAATTACGTGCCTTATAAGCCATGTATTTTTGTATGTGTAATAAGGCTCGTAATAATCATCAAAAGGCCCTACATCTTTAAGCTCGTAAAGAGCAGGGTTGTTCATACAATTTTCAACATCAGCCCATGTAATATAACTTTCGGGGTTTTTCAGACCCCCTTTAATAATAAAAGGCTTATCATTAACAGCTAATTCTTCAGCTGAAAATGCATCAAAAAAATACATATTAATCTTCTAAAATTGCAATAATTTCTTTTTCAATAACCATTACCCGTTGAGCGCCGTCAACAGTAACAGGTTTTGCTTTACTCCAGTCTAGATAAACAGTATCTCCAACTTTAACGTCCTGTACGTCTGGACCAATGGCAACAACAATACCAGGTGTTGTATTACCAAGGCCTCGACCGTCAAGAATGATACCGCTCTCAGTAGTTGTATCTTTCTTACCTTCTGCAATTAATACTTTATCATGTAGGGGGCGAACACTCATTTTATTTCCTTAATTTATAATTGTGATTGAATAATTTTATCTAACTTAGGTATCATATTGAGACCGTATAGATTTTGTTGCAGCAGATTTACGTCCCATGTACCGAATGTAGGTATTACATTTGAGTATACCTGTTCTGTTTTACACGAATCGTATAAACTTCTAAAACGCGAATTAGTTAACATATTACTTATTTTTCTTTGGCCACGTTCCTGGGCAAACTCCCAAAACGGTGTCTTAAATTTCGAACCTATACAATAATGAAGCATAATGATTGTTTCTGCTTCATTAACAAAATTTAAATATTCCTGGTTACAAGCTTCGTAGTTTAATTTTTTTGAGATAAGATCAAATGACAAATTTCGAATATTAGCTGAATTAGAAATTGTAGTAGCCTCCAAAGGCTCTAAAAAGAAAGATGCATTACCATTATAACACAATCTCTCTGTAAAGTTCTGCTTACGATAGTAATTTTTAAAAGAAAGATGATTTGTATTTGTACTGGGTGTTAAATTAAATTGTTTAAAAACATTTTTAACATCTTCTTGAATTTCTTCTAGTGTGTTTATTGTATCGTTAAACATATACCCAATTGCGCAGCGATTGGCTAAGGGTATACCGAATACCCAACCATACGGTCTAGCTATTGTAAGGGTATGATTAAACCGCGGTAGATCCCAGTAGCATTGAGTTACAAAGGCTGTGTTTACTGGAATATATTCTGACTGATGGAAATTTGTAAAATCACCTGGGAAACCTGTTGAGTTAATAATATAGTCAGCATCTATATTATTATCTGATACTTTCTGTTCAAAGTAGTTAACCTGGTGTTTTAATTTACCTCTAATAAACTCTTGCAATTCAACAGCATTGAAGTGCATGGCATATTTGCCAAATGTAAATACCTCTTCGAACTCTTCTACATCGCTCCAATTGTATTTTTTAATACCAGTTTTTACTGTGCCTTTGATTGATTGTAGGTCTAGGACATTAAAGTCTAAGGATGTAGATAAGAACTCTGGAAGATCAAGCAACGAACCTTCCCCAACAGTAATAGGCTTGGTACCCGGGTCAGTATACCAATCTATTTCAATTCTCTCGTTAAACTTATATCTAAGGGCTGTGTAATACGCAGCTGTCAAACAACCTGCCGTACCTGATCCAATAATAGCAATTTTTTTCATTTAATAATTAACCACATTCGCCTGAAGTGTGTCTCGTACCGTACCCCGTTAACCCACTCTGGATCATTATATATGCCTGTGTTAAATTTCTCATATGTCCAGTCATACAAATGGCGAATCTTACCCGTCTCATATGACCAATTATAATCACAATTGAGCTCGCTGGTATCTAGTCTGATAAACTTACAGTTTTGTTTAATTAAAAATTCCTCGATAGCTTCTTGCGTAAACCGTACATTACGACTACCAGTATCTGAGTAATGGTGATTTTCTGATTCAAGAAAAAACTCTTCTGAATCTTTTATAGGGTGTACATATGTCTCGAGAATAAGTTTATCGGTATGATCAAGAGCGCACTTTAAATCGCTTCTCCAATCTTCAATATACTGGAGCATACCAAAATGTAGAACGATATCAAATTTCTTATTAAGTTTATAAGGTTTGTTCTGATCTAAAACAATAGTCTTAGGTGTGAGATTAATTTTGTCTTTAATAGCATATAGACTTTGTGCTCTAGCATCACTAAAGGTGACATCAGCACCAAGTTTTAAGAACTCAATACCGATATCACCATGACATGCACCTAGCTCAAGTATGCTTTTATTTACAAACCAGTCTTTACCAAAAATGTTAATAACCTTATTAACACGTTTCTTAAACCAGTCTTCATAAAAGATGAACTTCATTAAGCTACGTCCGCGTATTCAACTGCCAGATCAAGAGCGCGTTCTTTCTTAACACGATTCAGACCGTACCAGGCCGAGGTCAGACGACTATCGCGTGAACGACCCATTTTGTGATCTGTCATATAGGTAACAGCATTAAATGCTTGCCACCAGCTACCCTCGGCAAAGTTTGCACCAGGTTGGGTATGAACAATTGCCATTGCCTCCTCGGCCTGACGGCTGATAGGGAATGCAGTATTAGCGCGTTTCATCTCATCCTTAGACATGGATGGGAATACACGGTTGAAATACTCAACAATTGTTTCTTTATTATATTTCTTTTGACCGAGGAACTGTGCTTGCTCCTTATAACGGGTCAACTGGTCTTTAGCAATACCCAGGGTCTCTTTAACCATATCACCATCGAACTTTGAGCGGTGATTGATTTTAACGGCATGCTTGGATTTACTATCCAGCGCCATAGTCAAAGTATTGTTACATACAACTCGTACAGGCGTGAAACGAACATCGATAGAGCGACCGAACTCATGAGGATTAGAAAAAAGTAGGTAACCTTCAACTTTATCT